TGAGTTGGAAAAACTTATATAACTCTACAATTAGCAGCACACAAAGCATTAATAAAAAATAAAAAGACATTGATTCTTACCAGTGATTCCCAAAATGATATTTTAAAATTTTCAGGGGTAAAAATTGATGATACAAGCAAATTTGGACTTGAAGATTTCATTGAAGGTAAAAGCTATAAAATTAAAAAATTAAGAGAAAATCTTTTCTTCTTGCATCTGCAAGGATATAAGATAAAAAATTCTTTTGATGAGGCTTTTAAAAAAGCTATAAAACTTTTAAAAGAAGAATATGACTATATTGTTATTGATGGTTCTCCAGTAATGGGATTAGATAATTTATTTATTCAGGTATCTGACTATATAGTTATCCCAACTTTTCTTGATAATATTACAACACATTCAGTATTAAGTATGTTAAAAAAAGTTGATTTAAACAAGGTTAAGGCTGTTGTTCCAAATAGAACTGGAAGGACAAAACTTGAAAAAGAATATTATGATTTTTTGAATAAAAAATTAGGAGTACAAGGAATCCATTTAAGTTTTCCTATCCCAGAAATTAGTCTTATTTCTAAATTAATTGATAAAGAAACTTTAATATGGGAAAGTAAATCTCAAAAATTAGATTATGTTAAAGGTATTTTTATTAATATCTGGAAGGAGATAGACAATGAATAAAAATTTAGAAAATGATTTTGATGTTGTTATATCTTCTAAATCAGAAATAAAGGAATTTGACTTCGCTAGTTACGAATTAAATGATGTTGAAATTGCTACTGTGTCTGAGCAAGAAAAAATATTTATGAATACATATAAAAAAATGAAAAATAATCTATTTGACATGTGTTCATCACTGGCATTGATTGAAAAAACTCTAAAGCCTACAGGGTCATTTATGGCTTGGTATAGTTCAAAAGGATTAACTAAAGATGCTGTTTCTGTCTATTTAAAAAGATGGAAATTTTATAAGGAATTTCCAGATTTTAAAGAAAAAATATTTTCTTATTCAGATCAAGCTATAAAAATTTTAACAAATAATGAAATTAAGTATGAAGAAGTTTTAAGTATTTTAGAGAATGACATATATAAAATTAAAGAAATTAGAAATCTTTTAATTCCTGTCATTGAAGAGAATAAAAGAGAATTTCTCCCAACTGGACAAAAGTTTTTTAATTTCAAAAAGGTTGAAAGAATGAAAAAAAGAACAATGAAATTAAATGATACTGATAAGCAGGAATATAAAAAAGAACTTACAGAGTATATAAAAAAATTACAACAACTAGTGGAGGAAATATGAATTATAAAGATAATTTGATTGAAAAAGCAGAAGCTACTATAAGAAATAATAAATCTTTAATAGAAGATGATGTTGCTGTTGCTATGTTAGGAATTGAAAGAATTACTGCAATCAAAAAAGAAGTGTTAGAACTTGAAATTTTTATTGAAGTTTTAAAAAAATTTGCAGCAAAATAAAGAAGCTTTATCAATTTTACACTGCAAATAACTTGCTCGTGCTGATAAAGCCCTCAGACAGTTTTATTTTACAGTAAGTTATTTGTGGTGTCAAGAAAACAGGAGGACATGATGCTAGAAATAAGAAAAATTGGAGAAGACTTTTACTTAGTTGATGGAGAATATACTGCAAGCAGTTTTAATGAGGCTGTTGTAATAGCTTATAAAAATAAGAAGATAAAAGGATTTAAAGTTGACTGTATAGAAATTAGCTTCTGGAAAAAATTGAAACATAAACTTAATTTTCCTTTTCTTCTATTAGAAGCTTGGATGTGATTTTATGGATATTTTAAAATTAGCATTAGCTGCTCTTTTAGCAGAAAGGAGTGTTAAAAATGAGGAAAGCTCAAAAGACTGTGAAAAGACAAATAAAGATAAATGAAAAGAAAGAAATTAAATTTATAGAAAAACCTACTGAAAGTGAGCTTGATGCTTTAAGTTTAAAGACACTTTTGCTTTCATTGGAAATTGTAATTGGTAATCATCAAAAGGTTTGGAAAAATGAAAAAGATGGTTATTTAAATACTTATTACAAGATATTACTAGGTAGATGTAAAAATCTAACATCTGATATTTATAACAAATGTTATGACGATGTTAAAGACCAAGACATAGAATATGAAGAAAATTTCTATACTAGAGAAGTTATGCAAGCTCATGTTAAAGATTGTGCAAACTCTATCTGGGAAAAGGCTCCAATGACTTTGGAAGATAAATTACAAAGGCTTCCAGCTGGATTTACAGATACAGTTCATTCTTGGAATAAGCTCATTAAAAATTTTAAATTAGATAGAGTTAAAAAATTAGTCAATGAACTTAATATCAAAGAAGAAGTTCAAGAACTAATAAAATCGTCTGAAAAATATTTAGATATGGTTGATAGAGAAATTATGAAAATTAAAACTGCTTAGGAGGATAAAATGAAAAAATTTAAAATGAAAGCTTGGTTAATGAAAGAAAAGAAAATGGTTGCTATTATTGGAATAGATTTCAACTACGAATACATAAGATATACAGAAGATGATAATTTATTTAATGAAAATTATAAAACAGCTGAATTTAAAAATATAGAGCTTTTACAATTTACAGGATTAAAAGACAATGGTGGTCAAGAGCTTTATGAAGCAGATGTAATTAAATTCAATGATGGTATAGATGATATTTATGGACTAATTTCTTATGATGATGAAGATGGTACTTATCGTGTTTCTTATGAAAATATTACAGAACACCTTTCAGAAAGAGAAGGAGACTTTGAAATTGTTGGCAACATTTTTGAAAATCCAGACTTACACGAACAACTAGGATACTAGGTGAATTAAATGGAAAAAATTTGTAAATGGTGTTCTAACTATAACAAAGGAAAATGTACTATTTTGAATGAAAAACTTTATCCAGATGTTCCCTCTTCTGGTTGGGGAACTTTGGATATTGTTACAAAATTTTTTGATAATCATTTCAGAAGGTTCTTAGATCCTAATGATTTATATGATTTAGCAGATGAACTTTCAGATGAAATAAATAATTTTGTTATTGAAAAATCAGAAGCTACAACTATAGAGCTTGCTTATGAGCAACAAGAAGATTTTTCTTGTAAATACTGGAGGTAATTGGATGACCACACATAAAATGGAATCATTAATTTATACCTATTTTCAAAGTGGAAGTTTAGCAATTGTTCCAAGAGTAACTAAAAATAATGCCTGGCTTGATACAGAAGTAGAACCAGCAACTTGGAGAAACATAGTAAATCACGAATGTGATATGCTGATTGTTACTAAAAAATGTTATTTAACTGAAGTGGAAATAAAAATATCTTTATCTGATTTAAAGGCAGATTTTAAGAAAAAACATCAACATAAAGATGGAAATATAAAAAATTTCTACTATGCTTTTCCAGAAGAAATGAAAGAGAAAGCATTAGAATTAATTCCAAAAGAATGTGGAATTTTAATAGCAGTAGAAAAGAAATGTAGTATTCCATATAGAACGATCGAATGTTATAGAAAACCTAAAATAAACAAAGAAGCTAAGCCTGTGAATGATATAGTTCTATCAAAAATTTATAGACTTGGCTATTTAAGGTACTGGAATTATAGAATGTCAGGAGGAATAAGTGAGTAAATATAGAGTTGGATTTTTATTAAGTAATAGTCATAGTACTAATGCAAAAGTTATAGATTTAGTTGATGATTGGGATTATGCAGAAAAAGAAGCAAAAGAAATAGTAAATAGTGATGATAAATTAAATGAACTTTTAGGAGAATGGTTGTCAGAAGTAATGTGGGCTGAAATAAAATTTTTAAAAACGAAGAAAGAGCAAAAAGAATGGGTGAATTTGAATGGTTAAAAAAATAAGTAAAGAAATTATTAAACTAGCAAAAAAATATTCAAAAAGCAATAATAGAAAGGCTTGTAAAATAACTTGGAAAATGTTTTATACAGGTTTAGGTAGACACCAATATTTTGGGAATGATATTTATTTTAAATTTAATAAAGGCTACAAAAGATTAAAAGCAAAATCTAAAAAAAGAAATGGTAAAAATAGAATGAAAGGTAACAGATATTTATATCAATGTAATTGTGGACATCAATTTGCTTCAAATAAAAAATGGAATAATGGAGAAATATATTGTCCAGAAACAGATTGTAAAATTTGTATAGAAAATTAAATAGAATTGAACTAAGATAAAAAGATTTTGGAATAAAAAAGCTCCACAGTCTTATATTAAAGGGAGTAGATTATGGAAACTAATAAACCAGTAAAAAATGAAGAAATAAATATAATAAAAAGAGCAGTAGTAGAGCAAATTGAAGAACTTTACAATAAATTAATTTTAAAGAAAAAGGCTTCATAAATGGAAAAAGTTGCAATTTATATTAGAGTAT